TATAAATATCCTGTATAACAACTATGCTCAATCAATAAAGATTTTTATATTTAAATTACTTAAATAGCAATCTTTTCAATCTAAAAAATAAATTAAAAACACTTCAATAGTATGTGCCTATTAGAAAAGATACCTTAAATATTCTACTAGCAATAAAAAACCGCTTTAAGGGCGGTTCATCTAAAATTCACAGGTACTTAATGAAGATTTTTTTTCTGTCTTTGCATCTTTCTGGGCTCACAAATTTTTCCAATAAAGTTAGTTAACCACAAAATACTTTCTTCACGATCTTCAAAATGAGGTATAAGGCTTAAATCTACTTTTATTTTGCGATCAGCTAAAGGCAAACTTAAACAATGTTCAAAGTCTATTGAGCTGTACTTCAATTTGAGTCTTTTTTCTGCAGCTTGATTCTTTATCTCAGCCATAATGCGATTTAGATTAACAATCAAATTATTTGAAATTTTATTATTTTCATATACCCGTTCGTAAACTGTCTCAGCTACATCAATGTAATTTATTAGCTCTACATTCTCATTCATAGCATTTGTACTCCGTTTTTTTAATTATTCTCCTAAAATCATGTTTATTTGAGTTACCTAATGCATCATCTAAGTAAATATTGTTTAAATTCGATTAATTTAATTTTAAATAAATTATTGAATTAATAATATAATTATTGGATTTTATAATATTTTTATAGATCTTTATCCTTAGCAAATTCAATTAAAATTTAATAAAAAGTCCCGCCAATAATCGATATTTAGCGGGGCCATTTGCGCCGTAATACGTCCGGCAAACGATAAAACTAGTTTTTAGGTGCTCTAAGGATATTTAGAACTTTCTCAGACATATCATGTAAGTCAGATCCAATTGGCAACCAGAAATGGAACACCGTATTGTCGCGGTTAAAAACTTGCTTGTAGTACTCAGTTTTAAAAGATGGGTCGATATCTGAAGCTTTTAACAATCGCCCTTCTTTTTCAATCTTTTGCCCGTCAAGTTCACCACCAACACAGATATTCATTTTAAGTACCAGATTTTAATTAGACTGGACTATAGCACAAAATAAAAAAGCCCACCGATTGGCGAGCTCTTAAATTCATTCTGGCGATTACTTTACATTTCGCCCATTTTAGAAATCTTTATACTCAAGTGTATACCCAACTGTCAAGCGTAAGTTTCTTGACTATCAGGAAGTTCAAAACGGAATGATCGAGAAATACGCGTTCTAATTTCATTTTCCCATTCAGCAACGATTGATTCTCCAAACAGCTCAAATTTCTGATAACTCTTTATATAAGCTGTTTTGGTTGCATCAATGCCAGCAATATTCATTTTCTCTTTCAACGTATATGGTCGTTTTCCAGTTCCATTACACTTCCCACAAAACATGGCCCCATTTGGAAAGCCATTTAAACCAAATGTCTCAATTTTACCCAACCCTTGGCAGACTCCACACATAGCCTTAACAAAAACATGGCCACGCAAAATAATCTCAGCCATACCTTTTGCCAGATTAGTAAGATCACCTTGGGCATTAGTAGGGGTAAATTTTTTCTCTACCATTTCTTTATGAATCTCTACCGCTAATTTATTTCGCGCTCGGAAAAAATTACCTGATTTAATCTCACCACGAACAAACTCAACCTTACCCGGAATATCTTCAATACGGCGTTCGGTTTGAAAATTAAAGTCATACTTACTGTAAAAAGTTTCAGTCTGTTTTTGTGCTGGGGTAATTATTGCGATTCGCTCAAAATCAACCTTTTCAATCAAGACAGTGGCCCAAAGCTTTGCAGCTGGTGATAAAAGTGCTAATTCACCTAAAACAACATCTTTCGAAATTTTCTTTCCTTCAGCTTTGCCTTGAGCAATAGCAAGGCGAAGTAACTCAATAAAATCAAACTTTTCAACCAACATAATCGCCTTCCTATTTACCCTTAATTAATAATTCAATTTGCTTTAATGCCATACCGGACTTAACTTGCGCTGTGCTGAACCGTAAAACTGTAAAACCCATCATTGCTGCGGAGTTGTATTTCTCCATATCCCCTATATAGCCCTTGCCTCTTATGTGACGACCTCCGCTCCAGATCCCGCCTTCAACCTCAATCAAAATCTTTGTACCCGTAATTAAAAAATCTGCTCTCCATTTACGTGTTGGATGGAATTTATATTCCTGTTCAAAACCAATCTTGCACGCTCTTAAATGCGTTGCCAGTACCATTTCACCCACACTTGGTTGTCTAGCAACTTGCTTTGCTGAACGCCGCTTTTTATTTTTCTTAATAGGAAATAACTTACGGTATTCAGCAATGCTGACTGATGACATCAAGCACCACCTTTCAGCAAATGGTCCAATTGATTAGCAAAGCAGTTATAAACTCGCGCTTTATCCTGATCATCAAAAAGGCTGGATGAATGAGCATCTTGTTTATACTTTTGAGCCAGTTTTTCAATTGACTCCCTTAGTTCAACCAGAGTGCTTTGCTTTTTGCCGCTGAGTGGTTCAATTGAGCGCGATACGTGGTCAGCCATTTCTTTTTCCATATGTTCGAAGTAACTTTGACGTGCTAAATCTCTCGACTTGATTAGCTCTGGTGAAATAAGCTTTTCCATTTCACGCCGTTGCGCTTCAATCCATTTACTGTCCATTATTTAAGCCCTCTACAGTTAAAATTGCGCTCTGCAATTCATTCCTCTTTTGAGTTATCAAAGAGCCTGTTCTTGGATACTTATTTCTTAATCCACCATTCAGCTTGAAATAACGCCTCAGGTAAGCCTTTGCCTCTGGAAGACCACCATACGAATTAATTAATTGCTCAGCTTTACAGTGGTTGCATTTTTGCATTTTCACTATCCCCGTATATTGATTCGTGGTCTTTCAAACGCTTTTCTAAACTTGAGAATGTGACCATGTCACCAGAAGCTCGATAGTTAGAAATGGCAGTTTTTACAACCTCATAACCACCAGCCTGATTAATAATTTCAACTGACTTCACCAGACGCTTGAGTTCAGAAAGGTCTACAAAATATTTTTCTCGGTCAGCCTTGCTAATCTCTACACTTTGACCACATTTGAACTCGAAACCTTCATTCCACTCAGTTGCGTTAGAAGGGGCTGAATCTACGATTTCTTTCGCGTATTTCAGCCCTTTATCTCTAATCAATTTAGTTGCTTTCATACATTCGCCCCACCAAAACGCAAGTCATCCCAGTCACACTCAACTACTGTCAAACCATCATGTTGAAACCGAGACCATAAACGGTCCCCTAAGTTTTCCTTCAAACCTTGCGCCTTTTCTGTAGACTCAAGCGTCATGTTGGAAATTAAAACTGTCGGCTTTTTTTCGTCATAACGTGCATATAAAACTTTATGAACGAGCTGCAATCGACTCTCGTGTTGGTCGTGCAAACCATATTCATCCAATATCAATAAATCACAGTCCGTGAAGCGAAAAATTGCATTTGCTTCATTGTCATCTGGCTTTGTCCATGCAGTCGCAATTTCATTTGCCATGTCTTCTGAGGTGACGTAACGAACATAACTACGCTTGTCTAAAACGTTACGAGCAATAGCACATGCAAGATGGGTTTTGCCTGTTCCTGTACGCCCAACCATAATCAGATTGCGCTTCTTCCCTGAATTAAAATCTTGAACAAATTTATGGCAAGCAGCTTTAGCTTCTTTCTGCGGATCAATACTCACCACATAATTTTTAAATCCGCTTTCCTTGTGGCGCTCAGGAAGTTTTGCTCCGGCAAAATGTTTCTCGCGTACCATAAGGTTGACTTGGTGTGCGTGTTCAATTTGTGATTTCACATACGCTTCATTTGCACATGTTTGGCAAACTGGACGACCAATTAATAAAACCATTAACTCATTGTGTTTAGGGCAAAACTGATTAGTTTGTACCAGCTCAGTTTTGAATTGTTTGCTCAATGCATTCATAGCATCTCCCCTACATCGATATCATCTGTGGCTGGTGCATACTGTTTTGAATCACCCCAAGCACTGTTTACGTCTCTTGCTGGTGCAGTTTTCATTGGTGAGTTTTGTTTTTTAGGTCTTATCGACTTTGTGAATTCCTGAATTAACCAAGTTGCAAACTTTCGAGTTCGTTGGTTTTCCGTGAGATCAATTTTGTTTTCCCAGTGAGCATTGAAGTTGCCAAGATGAAATTCATAATTTGGCATTTTTAAAACCTGCTCTGCTTGTGCACCCACTTGTGAAGTCCTAAGAACATTCAGCAATAGTTCACGATTTGGTTTCCAAGACTCCTCGGCCGCTGAAAAATTTTCAACCGCGTTTTGTGTGTGAGTATTTTCTTGTTCCTGCTCCTGCTCCTGCTCCTGTTCCTGGCTTCGAAGGGGCTTGTAAGGGGCTTGTAAGGGGCTATCTATTTTGGCGTTTTCGCCACGCTTTTGAGTCATACAAAATGCTTGTGCATATTTATCGAAAAAGCTTGATAAATAAGGGCTTGACGGCAATGAGTCATACTCTTTTTGCACGTTCTTACAGCGGTTATCGGCTGGCTTTAATGACTCAGCTACTTGAAAACGTGCCATCTCGTGCACCCAGACTGTCTCCGTGGCTTCGTCATAGCTACAAAACCCCGCTTCACAGGCTCTTTGAAGCCCCTTAGAAGCCCCTTCAAAGCCCAAGCCAGTTTCATGAGCAATATATAGAAGGGGTATGTAATACAAGCCAAGCATGTTCGCGTGAGGGCTTGTCATTAAATACATAGCGACAATTAAGCCTTCAGGTGTTTGACGAAGTTTTTTTCCCGTAGTTCCCGTCCAGAAATGTGGTGAGACTTTCCCATAGTCACGCATGGTTATTTATCTCCTTTGAAGGGGGTTCGAAGGGGCTTTGAAGGGGTGATAATAATCATTACTTACCCCTTCCAAGCTTCACTAATCCGCGCATTTCCAACTGACGAATAATTCTTGGAGGAATAAATTCGTTGTTGATTTTGTAGCGAATGCGAGACTTTTCTTTCACCTGAATTAGCTTGTGCCCATCCTCCATAAGACGGCGAACTGCTATAGCCTGCCCCCCCATATGAGTTAATTCTTCAAGTTGATAAAATCTTTCCTGAGCCTCAATTGCGGCATTCATAACTGAAAGTGGCATAGCTGCTAATTCTTTAGCCGAATAGATCTTTACTGGTTGTTCCAGTGGAATTACCACCTCTAGCGGTGTGGTGGAAACGGAAATATCCTGTTTTCTTCTTGCTGCATATCTCACTTTTCACCATCCTTTGGCTTAACATAGCCACCAAACGAATCAACCAAACACGCTTTGGTTAAGCTGGTTACAATCTGTTGTGCTAACCACTGCGTTATGCGAAATTGACGAGCCATAGCCTCTGAAAATTCAACTTTGGTTACCGCCGCATTATTTTCGTCATACCCTTTGTTGCGTAAATTTTGCTTTTTCACCTCAAATAGGTGGCCAAGTACTCGCAATGCAGGCTCATAGAAAGATTGGATTTCACTTTGCTGGCGAGAATCTTTGATTTGGTGTGTAAAGCTGTTCATGACACCTCCGCTAATGCTTGCTCTGCGCTTGTTAGTCGGCGTTTGGCATTAAGTTCTGCAACTGTTGCTGTGCGGATTTCTTTTGAAGAAACCAGAATCAAATGATTCTCTGATTTGATAGTCCACAACCTAGTCAAAGTTTTATTTTTAACCTCAAATAAATCGTTTGATTTAAAACTTCGACACTCTTTAGTAAGTACTACAACGTCACCTATTAAAAAATCTGGTGAGTTGAGTTCGATTGGTTGTTCTGATAAATTGTTTGTGTTCATTTGATCCACCTCAATTGAATGCCTATAAACCACTCCTGTTTGCGCAGGTAGTGGTTTTTTATTTGAATAAAATCCGCATGTATTCAGGTGAAGTGAATGCATGTGCTAAATAGACTCGCGTTGCTTCTGCAATTTCAGGTGAACAATACACATCACTTTCTTGCACAACCTTCAAACCAATGGCTGTCAACAAAAAGCTAATAAACTCAATCTCAGTCCATCCATTTGATTTCTTTTCTGTTTTCATCCGTGAAAGGATGCTTGCATCGACATTTATCATCTCTGCTACTTGTCTTTGATTGCTAGCGTTAAGTGCTTGCAATATGAGCGATTCGTTATTGCTAGCGCTTGCAGGCAATTCATTTAATACTTTGCTCATGGTTTAGTTCCTAAGCGGTTAATGATCCAAGGTTTTTGCTTTTTGTCGTCTGGGGACGAAGTTCAATCCAAATATCTTGATAGTTATCAGGGAAAAGCTCTTTTCGCGTTGTTAAACCAAGATCTTCAGCAATAACTGCTAGCCTGATTTTTCTATCAAGGGGGATAGCTTTCCATCCACTAACTGATGACGGAGCAATCCCCAGAAGTCTTGCTACCGCTGTGACACCACCTAGCTTGTCTATAAGTTGTGCGTCATTCATAACGTGCTCCTAATTTTTCTTTAATTATTAGGCATTCCTTATATTAAATCAATAGGAATACCTAATTTTATTTATGTTAGGATTTCCTAACATTCTGAGGATAGTTGTATGAATACTCTTGCTGAACGACTTAGGTATGCCATGGAAGTTTTGCCACCTAAAAAGATTAAAGGTGTTGAGCTTGCTCGTGCAGTAGGAGTTAAACCTCCTTCTGTGAGTGATTGGCTGTCTGGAAAATCCAAAACAATGGAAGGTGAAAATTTATTACGTGCCTCAAAATTTTTGAATGTAAATCCTTCATGGCTTGCATCTGGCACGGGAGAGATTCAATCAAGCACGAGAGATAAATTTAAACAACTGGATATCGAAGAGTTCAAAAAGAAATACAACATTAGTGATAGTGATGAAGCTCTTTTATTTTCAACAATTATCGAAAAACCGTTTATCCCATCATCTAAGCGTTGGGTTCCTGTTAAGGCTTACTCCAAGATGGGCATGGATGGCTATTTCACAGATATGGGTTATGAAGGCAATGCTGGAGATGGGTATGTTCCAACTCACTCAGCAGGACCAAGAGCCTATGGCATTAAAGGAACTGGCGACTCAATGTTTCCAGCAATTCGTAATGGCTGGTATGTTGTATGCGACCCTGATGCAGATCTTGTGCCGAATGAGTTTGTTCAGGTGTGCTTGAAGGATGGAAGATGCACAATTAAAGAATTTGTCGGCATCAATGGTGGGGTTTTAAGTTTGCTTTCTGTGAATGGTGGTGAGCGATTTTTCTTTGAAATGGACGAGGTTGAAAGTATTACCGCTATTACAGATATCGTGCCGCCAAGTCAGCATAGACAAGAACATCCTTATTCGCATTAATCACAGGAAGACTTATGGACAATTCAAAACGACCAATCAACCAGATTATTGCTCGCATCAATGATGCTGCAAAACATGGTGAAGCTTTGGTGTTGACTGCTGAAGAAGTAAAGATTCTTTCTAAAGATATTGGCGACAAAGTCTTTATTCCTGTGCTTACTAATGAGCAGGTCGTGC